TGTAAGTGATTGATTGATAAATTATTGATTTATAAATAAATTTTAAAAACCATAATCCGTACTTAAATGAGTACATATTTGGCATATTTTTAATCAAAAACCTATGCAGATGGACAGATGGGGCAGGCGATGAGCCAAAATGAGCAAATCGCTTTAGTGCTTATTGAGCCGTATTTACAACAGCCTTTGGGCATGTTTAGCTTGCCTGCGGTAAGGGGCTAAGTTTTGGCTAAGCATTCAAGGCAAAATTGCACAGCGTAAGGCATGGGGCGGTAATTTGGGTCATCTGTATGCACCAAATAATAACGCATCATGCGTTCAGACACGCCAAGCATATGGGCGGCTTTTCGCTGAGACAGCCCTGCTTTTTTAAGCAAGGTTCTGATGTAAGTGGGATTTGGGTTGTGGCTTTTAATGTCAGGTTTCATTTTAATAGGGCTAGAATTGAAGCGATTAGGGCGATTAGGGCTATCACAATGGAAACGGCAGGATAGTATTTGGTTTCTTTTTGGATTTTTAGGGTTTCTGCTCTTAACTTTTCAGCTTCTAGCTTAATGCGTTCAAGCTCTGCCATTTTGATTTCTCGGTTAAGGGTTTGGGTATTCATGTCATCGCTCCTATGGCGGTTTGGTTGTGCCTAAGCGTTATTGCTTGGCTATGGGTGTATTATAGGCATTTATTGCCTAATTGTCAAGCATTATTTTTAAAAAAGTTTGATTTTTTTTGGTGCAAATCATGAAACAAGAAATCACACAAGAAATAAAACAAGCCTTTGATGGCGACTTAAAAGATGTAGTCAAAGACTTCACAGGCAGGCGTGTCATCTTATCTGATGATGATTGGGCGGTTAATGATACCCCCCAAGTACTATCCACCATCAATTACAGCGGTAGGGGCGTTTTTACAGGATTTCACGCCTATGAGATTGATAATAAGACCATCATGCAACAAGATACCAAGCTAATTTGTTTGCAAAGTGAGCTGACAGAGGTACCACAGATTGATGATGAGATTAACAAGATGAAAATCATCAGCATTAGTCATGATCCTGCTGAAGTGATCTTTACAATTCAGCTAAGGGGATTTTAATGGGCATTAAATGGAATAAAAAGCTTAGCATTGATCCGATTGCTGATAAGATTGATGACATTTACCGCAAATTTGCCATTGACTGTTATAATAATGTGCAAACCCTAAGCCCAGTTGATACAGGGCGTTACAGGCGTGCTCACCATATCAGCATCGGTGAAAGAAGTCTGGGCGAGCATGGGGGCGGTGTTGAGCTTGTCTTAGGCTTACCAAAGCATACTTATCCCATCATCTACATTCAAAACAACCTGCCCTATGCGTTGCGACTTGAACACGGCTGGTCACAGCAAGCCCCAACAGGGGTTTATGGCAATGCCTTTAACAGTGCATTGGGGGCGTTAGGCTAATCAAGACCCTTTTGGTATGCACGCACAGCATCCATGATGAGCTGATTTTGGGGAATGTCTAAGCGTTTGGATAAGGATTTGATGAGTTCTATGTCATCAAGTTTTAGGGTGAATGCTTTGTTTTTTACCCCACGGCGTGCGTTGCTTTCTTTTTGGATTTGGGTTTGGGTTTTGGGGGTGCTTGTGATTTTTGGCATGGTACTTGACCTTTTTTTAAAAATGTCTTATGATAATGGGTAAGGAGTGGCTAGGCGTTTCCACCTAACCTGCCTTAGTAGCTGCAACTACCTTAGGCTTTATACCGTTAGTAAGCTGGATAGCTTAGCAACAGTATGGCGATGATGATTGCGATTTTAATGGATGCTTTCATCGTCTTACTCCTTGTTTTTGGCGTAAGCGTTGGTTTACGCCTTACCAATCAAGCAGACCTTGCTTGATGTGTTGTATTATAGCCTAGCCTATTTTAAAAGTCAAGTAATTATTACGGTTTTGTATGAAATTGTTATGATTATTTGGCTTTTTTTATCCCATTTTGAAAAAGGAGTTGTTATGATAAAAGCTCCATACAACCCGATGGATGTCGCTAACTACATTGTGGCTGAAGCTATTAAGAGAAAAAAGCCCGTTACCCACCTAAAACTACAAAAACTGTTGTATTATGTGGTGGCGAAGTATGCCAAAACATATAATACAATCCTTATCAACGAAGATATCGTAAAATGGCAGTATGGGCCCGTGGTCAAGTCCGTGTACCATTACTTTAAATTACATGGAGACCGTATTATCACTAAACCTATTGCTTATTTAGAATCGGCAGAAATCTTTAATCTAAAATTTACTGATGTTGATGTAAATAACGCACAATTAGGCAACGACAAAAGGCTCGTAGATACAGTAGGGCAGGTTTTAAATGATACGGATTTGCTCACCGCTTATGAATTGGTTGAGCGTACTCACAAAGAACCTGCTTGGCGTAATTTTGAGCCTGAAATTTTACAAGCAAAACAAGAATTGTCCTATTCAATGACAGAGCTTAAAGTGGCAAATATATGATGATTCAGGTCTCTGGCGATAATGCGTTTATTAGGGCAATCATTGAAAGATACTTACAGGTTCAAGATACCAGTCCAGACAAGCTTGACGACCTTGCAAACGAGATTGTTTGGTTGATTTTGAAAGCTTTTGATAATGAACTTAGGTCATCAGACGCTTTTAATTTGCCATATAAGGACATTACCGATAGTGTGTTTTTTGATAGCGAAAAGCGATTGTTTACAGGCAGTCTGACCACTTTTGGTAAGAATATGGAAACAGCAATCCATCATAGTTTTGATGAAGATAGACCAAATAAGCATCATGAAAAAAAAGAAAAGTATGTAAAGAGATTTATGTACATACATGGTAAATTCGTCGAACATATTTTGCTTGCCCAAGTGCAAAAAGAATTCATACAAGATTCGGTTAGACAGGCTCAAGAAACTGCCAAAAAAGCTGAGGTTGCAGCAGAATCTGCAGAAGAAATCGCCAAAATTGCAAAAAACAATGCCGATAAAGCTGAAAAAACCTACAATACAATGTTTGCCAATTATGTGACGATATTGGGGATATTTACCGCCATCATCGTTACCATTTTTGGTGGACTAAATGTCGTCGATACGGTGATAAGCTATGGCAATACTCATTTTAGCACCATTATTTTTTTGGCTGCATCGGTGTTAATCTGCGTTGTGTGCCTGCTGTACTTTTTGGCAAAAATCATCCTAAAACTAAATGGCAAAGATGATGACAATCAAAGATTTACATTAGAATGTTTGTTTGGGGCGATATTTATCACCTGCATAGGTTTGATTGTCTTTGCTTGGTGCGTTAGTCCAACTAAGACAACCCCAAAGATAGACAAGACAACAGATAAAATAGAACAAAAAGCCGACTAAAATTGGTTTTTTATATTTAAAATGAACCGCTTATCATCAGATAGGCGGTTTTTTATTGGATAAAACAATGAACAGTTTTCACATTGAACAAACGCTACTGACGCATATCAAAGCTTGGGAGTATTTTGATGATGTACCCTTAGCCAAAGAAAACCGAAACTTTAAGCCCCCTGATGGCATTTGGGGCAGGGTTACGATTTTGGGCGGTATCAATCAAGTACGCAGTATCAGCGATAAGCCTGATATCCTGCAACAAGGTACACTGGTGATACAGCTGTTTTGCCCACAGGATTTAGGCACAGTGGCAATTAAGCAAAAGGCGGATAGCCTAGCTAATCATTTACAAACAAGGCGGTTTGGTAGGCTTGAACTGTTAGCCCCCAGCATCATCAATGCAGGATTTCATGATTACTACCAAATTAATGTAAGCGTAGCGTGGAGATACTACTAATGCCAAAGAACCGACACTGACGGCTATTACAGCTGTATGGTGAAATTAATGAACTTGGGGCAATATTAGACTGCCCAAAACCCAAAGATATTCACCCACATGAGTGGATATTAATGAAAGACCAAATTTATTACATGCGTCAGTATTACCGAGTGTTAAAACAACGAACTGATGATACGGAGAATTGATTTATGTCTAGTGGAGCATTTGTTAAAACGGCATATGCCAAACAAATAGGCGAAACCCTGCCAAAAACTGGCTGGAAAACCCTACCAAATATCAGCAATGGGCTAACCGTTGCCACAGAACTTACCAGCAGTGAAATGCTTTCAGGCTCACGCATGGCAAAAGCGGGCATGGTAACATCAGCGTCAGTACAAGGCGATATTGAGACCGAGCTTATGTTCGGTGCGTATGATGAATTACTTGCTGCTGCTTTTTGGAGTGAATGGTCAGCAGGTGCTAGCCCTAATACGCTAAGTGTTGGTGCAACAAAACATCAGTTTGCCATAGCCAAGGATTTTAGTGATATTAATGTTAACCATGTCTTTACAGGGTGCGTTGTATCAAGCTTTGGGCTAAGCGTGGATACATCAAGCCTAATTAAACTAAAATTTGGTATGACAGGTTTAGGCTATCAAGAAAGTAAAACGGCATCATTTGCCAAAAGCCCAACCGTCCAAGCAGATACCGCTAAGGCAAGCGGTTTGTCTATTGGCGAGATTAAAGTTGATGGCAGTAAGCTTGATGTGTGTGTAGAGAGCTTTAGTTTTGAGCTTGATAACCAAACAGAAGTACAAAAGTGCTTGGGTGATAATATCTATGGCGGTAATATCTTAGCCATGCTTACCAACATTACAGGCTCTATGACGATTGCTTATAGCCAAAAAGCCCATGAGATGATTAGTAACCAAATGACAGGGGCGACGCTAAGCCTTGAGTTACCGATTAAGTTTGGTAATAGTAAGTATGTGATTAAAATACCTAAATTTCAGGTATCAGGCGAAATCCCAAGCCCATCAGGCACAGATTTGGTTACCGTGGATTTGTCTTATACGGTGGTTGATGAAAGTCCAGTGATTGAAAGGCATACCGCTTAACTGATGATAAAACAAACCCTAGCTACTGCAAATAGCTAGGGTTTTTTATTCCTTTTAACGCACAAAAGGAATTAACTTGTGAGTAATAATAAACGATTTTATCTTAAATTGCTAGGTATTTTTATGATTGAGATTGTTACGCCTGAAAAGATTATCAAAATACTTTGGCATCTTGCAATAATCATATTATTGATATGCCTTGTATGCAATTTGGCAGATATTATCCGTGCGATTAGATAAGGAAAAAAATAACATGGCATTTGATTTAACACTATTAAAAAAAGACGCTAAGATTAATGCTAAGCGTGAGATTGAATTTGATGGGCTTGAATTGACGCTTGAAATTCAAGCAAGCGAAGCGTTTAAACGAGCAGCCGCTGAGGTACAAAAGATAGCAAACACGCCCAAAAAGGTAACCAAAGACAGCTTAAAGCGTGATAGCCAAGATGAAATTGGCGAGTATGAAGCCATGCTATTTATCTTAGGTGAGTACTGTATCAGTCAATGGAATGTTACCGCTGATGGTGAGCCGTTAGCGGTCAATGGTGATAACTTTTTAATTCTGCTTGACCAAGCTTTTGAAAAAGACAAATTAACGCAGTTTATTACCTTGCTATTTGAAACTTATGCCAGCCTTAGCCAAGAATTTGAAGACAATAAGGCAAAACTGGTAAAAAAGTCCATGACTGCTACCAATGGGAAAAAATCAGGGTAACACTCACCCCAAACCGTATTGAGAGCTATCAGCGGTTGGGGATTGATTTACCCACGCCGATAGACAGCGATGTGTATGTTGACAATGTCTTTATGGTTTTTGCCCTAGCAAACCGAGCAAGGCGATATACCCAAGGCATAGCCCTACCGTTGTCTGTGCGTGATGTTTGTGATGTTTGTGAGCATTATCAAAGCTTATTGCCAAGGGCGTGGCTGTTTGAGCTTATTTTTATGCTTGATGATTTATGGCTTGATGAGTATAACAAAAAACCCTAGGCTGGGCGGGTTTATAGGTTTTAATGGAGAGTTTATGTCAAATACATACCGCTTAGACATACAGGTAAATGCCGATAGTGCTAATACCGCCTTGGGAAATCTAAAAGAGCATTTTGATAAGATTGAACAATCAAGCGGTAAGGCAGGCGTTGGTATTGATGGCTTTTCAGGCAAGGCAGATAAGGCGTCAAAATCCAGTAAAAAAGCAGGTGATGGGGCTAAAAAGTTTGGTGATGATGTTGATGGCTTAAAGCGTAAAACAGATGGCTTAAAAACGGCGTTTGGCACATTAAAAGGCGTGATGTTTACCGCCCTTGCTGTTGCTGGCGTTGGCGGTATTATTCAAACTGCCGATGACATGCAAACACTGACAAGTCAAATCAAAATTGCCACCACAAGCACCAAAGATTATGCCCATGCGATGAGTGAGATAGAACGCATTGCGATGGGTAATATGGTCAGTCTTGACTCTGTTGGGCAATTGTACGCATCAAACGAGCGGTCATTAAAACAACTTGGCAAAAGCCAAGATGAAGTGATTAAGTTTACCGAAAATATCACCACGGCAATGCGTGTGAGTGGTGGTAGTGCAGAAAGCCAAGCAGCCGCCTTAACCCAGCTTGGGCAAGCCATGGCGTCAGGGGTGTTGCGTGGTGATGAGTTTAACTCGGTCGCTGAACAAGCTCCTGTTATTATGGAGCTGATGGCAGACAGCCTAGGGGTAACAACAGGCAAACTGCGAGATATGGCAAAAGAAGGTAAGCTTACCTCAAAGGTTGTTTATGATGCCCTTGCTGGTGCATCTGCAAGTGATAAGCTTGCTGAAAAATCCAAAAAAATGTCTACAACCATTAGCGGTGCAATGCAAAACATTCAAACGCAGTGGCGTCTTGGTGTTCATGCTATCATGAATGGTGAGGGCGGTTTGTCTAGCGTGCTTGCTGATGGTATTAATAGCATTGCGTTGGGGGCGTCATCATTTGTTGATAGCTTGCCTGCGATTAATCAAGCCATCACTGATACCATTGCCAAAGCCAAAGAAATGGGTACGGCATTTTTAGAGTCTGATTTTGGTCAAGCAACCATTCAAATAGCCAAAGATGCCTTTGAACAATTAAAATCAGCCATGCAAGGTGTGGTTGATATTGCAGGCGATGTAAAAGTATTCTTTGAGAAAAACCCTGAGCTTGCCATAGCACTGGCGAGCGGCGCGGGAGCGGCGGCAGGAGCATTTTTATTATTTAAAGGTGTGCTGATTGTATGGACAGGGGTGGCAACGCTGGCAACAGCGGCAGGGGGTGCGTTGGCGGCGGTGATGGCAGTGCTAACCAGTCCGATTACGCTTGTGATTGCGGCTTTTGCTGCACTGGTGGCGGCAGGTGTGTATGTATACCGTAATTGGGACACAATTAAACAAAAGGCAAATGACGCATGGCAGAGCATTAAAGAGACTTGGCAGGGCGTTGGTGAATGGTTTGGCGAGCTTTGGGATAAAGTCAAACAGACCTTTTTTGATTGGTTATCACAAATGCCAAAACCAGTACAAGACATGGTAGCTAATATTGGTGAAATATTTAGCACAATTGTGGATGTGGCAGGGGCGGTTTGGGATGGCATTGCCAATATTGCTAAAAGTGTGTGGCATGCGATAACAGAATTTGTCTCTTACGCCATTGATAAAATTAAGCCTGTTATCAAATCTGTTTTGGAGTTTTTTAAAAATGCATGGAACGGCTTGGTTAGTATTGCTAAAACCGTTTGGCAGGCGGTTATTGGCGTTGTCAGCCATGTTTTTGATAAAATATCTGGCATTATCAGTACACAATTTGAAGCCATGAAAGCGATTTTTATGGCAGGTGTTACCATCTTTGCCAGTATTTTTAATGCAGGCTTTGAGATGGTTAAAAATATATTTAGCACCGCTTTTAAAGTGATAACAGCCGTATTAACTGGCGATATGCAGGGCGTAAAAGATGCCATCAAAGATGGTTTTCAAAAAGCCGTTGATATCTCAAAAAAATTGGTTGGTAACATTGTAGATGCCTTAAAAAAACTTGGCAAAGATTTACTACAAGTTGGGCGTGATGCCATGCAGGGCTTTATTAATGGTATCAGCGAGAAAATAGATGCAGCGGTTAGTAAAGCCAAAGAGATGGCAAGTAGCGTAAAAAATGCCATCACAGGTTTTTTTGACATTCATTCGCCGTCTCGTGTGATGAAGCAAGTTGGTGGCTGGATATCAGAGGGCTTGGCAATTGGTATTGCCTATAAAGCACCGATAGCCGCCAAAGAAGCCAAAAACCTTGCTAAAAGCGTAAAAAACGCCCTTGAAAGCGAACTCCAAAAAACTGCAGAAGAGATATTTTTAACCAAACAGCACATTGCAGGCAACCCATACGCCCAGCTAACCAAAGACATTGCCTTTGGTAAATACGGCAAACAAGATACCAGCCGATTACAAAAGTTGGCACAAGAGCAAATCTTACAAAGCAATATTTTAACGCTCACCCAGCAGCTGCATGAAGCCCAGCAAAATCTCGCCAATGTTGGGTTGACTAATATTGAAATCATGCAAAGACAATATGATGAAACCGATAAATCTGTGCGAGCGTCTTTGGATTTGTTTGAGCAAGTCAAGAAAACAAGTCAAGAGCTAATTGATGCAACCAATCGCCATGAGGCGACCCAAGAGTTTGAAAGCACGCTAAAAGACATCACAAAACAGATGGCAATTATGGGTAGTCAAGATCCATTGGCTGAGTTTTTATATGACTTACAAAACGCTGAGAAATATGCTTATTATACCACTGAGCAGTTGGCAGAGCTTAAAGATGAGATGATTAAGCTACAAAATGCCAAAGACGCCAAACAAGCAAGCGACGGCATTAAGGAAAGTCTAAAAGATATTAACAAACAGCTGGCATTATTAGGCAGTAATCACCCCTTAGATGACTTTTTTTATGAGCTTGAACAAACAGACAAATACGCCCATGCGACCACTGATGAAATCAATGAGCTAACAGACGCCATCTTTAAGCTACAAAATGCCAAAGATACGCTAAATGCCAAACAAGCATTTGATACGCTGATGAAAGATACGGCATTGGCAGACGAGACGCCAGCCCAAAGGCTACAGCGTGAATATGATGAAAAAATGGCGGTCATTGATAAGTATGAGCAAATGCACAGCGATAAGCTTGAAAATGCCACAAGCCTAAGACAGCAAATCACCGAGCGATATGAGCAAGCCGAAAAAGATGCTAAAGTCAAAAACTACCAAGAGCATTTAACAGCATTTGCAGGGTTTTTAAAAAACACAGCAGGTGAGCAGTCCAAAGCCTACCGTGTGATGTTCGCTGCGTCAAAAGCCTATGCGTTGGCGGATGTGGGCGTTAAAATGGGTAAGGCGGTTGCTGATGCTTGGGCGGACCCATCAGCGGTGACAATTTGGCAGAAACTTGCCAATGTCGCCAAAGTGTCTTTGGGACAGGGGCATGTGTTAAGCATGATTAACGCCATCAGCCCCAAAGGGTTTGCCACAGGGGGCTACACAGGCAACATGGGGGTAAATCAGGTGGCAGGGGTGGTACATGGTCAAGAATATGTACTAAATGCCAAAGCCACAAAGCGTATCGGCGTTGGCAATCTTGAACGGCTAAACCGTGGTGATGGCATTGGCGGTCATGTCAATAATATCAATGTCCATGTAACCGTAAACTCTGACGGTAGTAATGTCCAAGCCGATACCCAAATGGGCAAAACCATGGGCGAAGCCATGGTAAAAATCGCTCGGCAAGTCGTGATACAAGAGACCAAACAAAACGGACACCTTGACAGGCTATACCGCAGATAAGCAAAAACCCAACTGGTGCAAACAGTTGGGTTTTTTATTACCCCTTTAAACAGCACTTAAAAGGATAATTTATGGGTGATTTTATCACATTTTTAACCTATATTGAAAGTGAGAAATTAAATTTGAGAGAAAAGACAATGAAAACTTTTAATTGGGACATATCGGCAGACAGCAGTGAGAGTATCAGCCATAATACAATCATAACCGCCTTTGGTGATGGCTATGAGCAGGCGGTAAGTTTTGGCATTAACAACAGCCGTAAATCATGGCAATGTAGCAAGACTGACACAAAGGCGGTGATTGATGAGATTTACCGCTTTTTAATTGACACAAAAGGCGTTGAGCCTTTTAACTTTAAGCCTTTAACCGATGAACCAAGTATCAAAGTCCGCCTAGATGGTGAGATATCACGCCAAAAGATGGGGGGCGATGCTTGGCAAATTGGGTTTACTTTAAAGCAGGTTTTTTGAAGGGCTTGACAGTATGTCAAGCCAAATCCGCCATCGCCAATTGTGCCAGATAGTTTGAACGGCTTTTGTATAGCGATTTGTGAGCCGAGACTTTTTCGTCAATTTTGGCAATCAGATGGTTAGGTAAGGTAATGTTGATTTTGTGGCTTTTTATGTCATATTTTGACAAGTCCACATCTACCCATGCCCACATCATGCCATCAAATTGGCTGTTTTGGGTGTGTGCATCAAAATTGGTGGGCAGTGGGATTTCTTCGCCGTCATCTACCAAGCCACTAAAATGCACATGAAGGCATTCTAACGCCATTTTGTGTATGTCTTGCAAGTCATCGCACGCACTGGCAAGATTTGGCACATCAGGAAAAAAGATGCCGTGGGCGGTTTTATCATCACCTTTTAAGATTGCAATGGGGTATAACATCATCGTCTCCTAGTTATCAAGGTGTTGCAAGGGCTAATCGCTTAGCCCTGCTTGTCTCATAATGCTGTCAATGGTGGGTTGTGGCAAATCTTTTTTGGGGTGGGGAACAGTGACACGACCTTTTTTGGTGGGGTGTTTAAACTGCTGATGACTACCGCCATTTGATTTGACACGATACCAACCGTCAGCTTTTATGAGTTTAATGACTTCTCTACTGCTTGCCATTTCATCACCTTGCTGTGTTGTTGATGTCCTTATTATACTTCTAGGGTTATAATTTGTCAAGAAGTTTTTAAGGTATTTTTTATTATCCAAATAAACGCCCCTTTATGGGGCTTTTTCACCAACCAAACCGCCCATCAGATAGGCGGTTTTTTAACTCGCCGACATTAATGTCGTCGACATACCCACAGCCCTTGATGAATAAGGGCTTTTTTAGGAGCAAAAAAAATGAGCGAACCAACTCTAACTGAATTATCACGCACCGAGGCACAGGTATTACAGAGCTTTATCGCACAGGTGGACTTTTGGAAAAACCAACACGGTGATAAAGCCAGTACCATTGAGATTACCTATTATCCTGATGATGATGGCTTTGAAGTGAGTAACAATGAAGCTAACAACGGCGTGCTAAAACGCAATCGCACCACAGTGTTTCGTGCTGACCTGTTAGCATGGGCTTCAAATCAACTGCGTCAATTACAAGGCTATGACAACAGCCAAACGGTCACAGAGTTTAGCTTGTCTTATAAAAATGACCGTTATGGGGTGCGTGTAAGCCTTGCCAGTGAAGCCACAGACAAGGCAGATGATGGGGCTGATGATAAAGCCGAGCAAACACAGTAAGCAGGCTAATTTAAAATCTGCCCAAACTGGTCAATAAATCACCCAAATGCTTAGCGTTATGCAGGCATTTGGGCAGATTAATCAAATGAGATTGCCATGAGTTTTAACACAGACATACAACAAACCACTGTACAAGGCTTTATTACCTTGTATGAGCTTGACGCACGAAAATTGGGCGGTGAGATTTACCGCTTTCATGGGCATAATGATGGGGTGATTAGATGGCAGGGGCAGGATTTTCATCCCATCGCCATCAAAGCCGATGGGCTTGAGATGCGTTCAGATGGCAAGGCAAGCACGCCTAAGCTTAGCATTGGCGATAAGATTAATGGCATACAAGGGGCGGTATCAGCACTGTGTAGATTGTACGATGATTTTGCCCGAGCTAAGCTTACCGTAACGCAGACCTTGCAGGCGTATCTTGATAGCCATGACGCCCAAAATTACCGCCAGCAAGAGTGGTACATAGAACAAAAAGTTAGCGAAAACCCAAGCCTTGGTATTGTGGAATTTGAATTATCAAACCCTGTGGACTTTGAAGGGCAAAAAATCCCTGTGCGTCAAATCACTACCTACTGTAATGAAGCGGTCTGTGGTCGTTATCGTGGCGAGATTTGTGGCTACACAGGCACAGCACGATTTACCCATGATGGCAAGCCAACCGATGACCCCAGTTTGGACAGATGCAGTGGCTTATTAGCCCATTGCAAATTAAGGGACAATGAGGGCAGTTTTTGTGGGTTTCCTGCCGCTGGTTTGGTTTAGTCAAGCGTTTTGGCATACTCAACCAAAGCGATTTTGATTGCCATTGCCTTTGAGCAGCCCTTGCGTGCTATAATGCTCTCAAGGGCTGCTAAGACTTCTGGCTCAGTATGGCTAATGACAAGTCCGATGCGTGCCAGTGACTTATCAAAATAGTTAGCGGTTGCTTTTTTGCGTGCTTGCGGGCTTGCTTTATCTGCCATAAAAAATCCTTGATTTTTATAAAAATGGTGCTATGATAATGGGTAAGGAGTGGCTAGGCGTTTCCACCTAACCTGCCTTAGTAGTTCGCACCTACCTTAGGCTTTTACTGTTAGTAAGCTGGATAGCTTAGCAACAGCAGGGCAATGATGATTGTGATTCTTAGCATTGCCTTTCCTCCTTATGTTACCGCTAGGCTTGTCCTAGCCCAATCAACACCCCTTGTGTTGATGAAATGTATTGTATTACACTATACAAATAAAGTCAAGTAATTTCTGCGTTTTTTCGCAAAATTATTTGGCTTTTTTATTTTATAAGCCTTTGAATTATAAACAAATATTCAGCCGTCCAAGTACAACTTGGGCGGTTTTTTATTGGATAAACCATGCGACTAACTAAAAACCTACAACAACAAATCATAACCCATGCTCAGGATGCATATCCTAACGAGTGCTGTGGGCTTATCATAGATGAAGATTATTACCCTTGTGATAATGTTGCTGTAAATCCTACCGAGCATTTTGAGATAGACCCCAAAGATTTTGCAAAAGCGGAAAGCATAGGCGAGATACAAGCCATCGTTCACAGCCACCCAAATGGCAATGCCGAGCCATCTGAGATTGACCGTGTGCAAATGAGCATACATGGGATGGATTGGGTGATTTGTGCTTTTGGTTACCACGCAGGTGGCAAAGAGTACTTTAAACCCAAAGCGTATCAAGCCCCATTATTAGGGCGTGAGTATCATCATGGCGTGCAAGACTGTTATAGCTTGGTGCGTGATTATTATCACCGTGAACTTGATATTCACCTGCCTGATTTTCACCGTAGCGACGCTTGGTGGGAGCATAAGAACCATGAGCCGTTATACGAGAAAAACTTTGAAAAAGCTGGCTTTGTGGCTGTGGATAAGTCTGTGGGTAATTTACAAAAGCACGATGTCATCTTGTGCCGTGTTGGGCGTACCCATCATGTTAATCATGCCTTGATTTATTTGGGCGATGGCAAATTAAACAGCGAGAAAACCCCTGATTGTGTGGGTAATGCCCTAATCCTGCACCACCCCCATGGCGGTCTTAGCGTGCGTGAGATTTATGGGGAGAATTGGCAAAGACGCACGGCGATGGTGGTTAGGCATGGGCGGTTAAACAACGGTTAAACAGTCATATCCCAAATATTATCAGCCCATAAGCATGCTTATGGGTTTTTTATGTGAGAAATTCAATGAAAACCATCATTTTACACGGCATTTTAGCCAAAAAGTTTGGTAAATCCTTTCGCCTTGATGTCAAAACTGCCAAAGAAGCCTGCCATGCGTTGGCTTGCCAAATCCCTGCCTTTTATGAGTTTATGATGAATGCCGAAAAACAGGGTATTAAATTTGCCATCTTTAACGGCGAAAAACGCACTCAAAAAACCAACATTGGCGAGAAGCAAGTGGACGATATTACCACAGCAAGCCACATTCATATCATGCCAAGGGTGATAGGTTCAGGTGGCAAGACAATGGGCTGGATACAAGTGGTGGCAGGTGTTGCATTAATCGCAACGGGTGTTGGTGCAGGGATTGGAGCAGGTCTTACTTTGTCGGCAGCTGTTGCCGCCAATATCGGTATGATTGGCGCAGGTGCAGGACTATTATTGGGTGGCGTGTCAGCCTTAATGATGCCCACCCCCAAACTTGACCCAAACAATGAAGATGGCAACCGCCCAAATAATGGCTTTGGCGGTGCAGTAACAACAGTCGCACAAGGCAATCCTGTACCCATACTTTACGGTGAGCGAGAGATTGGCGGTTTTATTGTCTCAGCGGCGATTTATGCTGAAGATAAGATGGTACAAGGGGTTAAAATTTAGGGGTAATTATGAAAATCTACGGTGCAAAAAGACAAAAACAAAGCTCACGCAAGCCATATATTCAAAAAGATACAGCAAGCAGTACTAACTTTTATCAAGCACTGTACGGCTTATCAGAGGGTGAAATATATGGTCTTGTAGATGGTGGCAAATCTATCCGCCTTGATGGTACGCCTATTATCAATGACAATGGCGAGCCGAACTTTCCTGATGTGTCATGGGAGTTTAGGGCTGGCAGTATTGACCAAGAACATATCAAGGGCTTTTCATCCGTTGAAAATGAGCAAAGTATCAATGTAGAACTACGCCACGACCGCCCCTATACCAAAGCCATCAATAATAAACAACTGTCAGCGGTGGCAATCCGCTTGGGTTTTAACGCCTTGCGTGAACAAAAAGACAATGGCGATGTTGTTGGCTACCGTATTGAATACGCCATTGATGTGCAAACCGATGGCGGTGCGTGGGAGATGGTGTTAAATACCGCCGTTGATGACAAGGTTAGCCAAGGTTATCAGCGGTCGCACCGTATTGACTTACCAAAAGCTCAGCAAGGCTGGTCTGTGCGTGTGCGTCGCCTTACCCCAAACCGTGATAGTGAGATGGTAAGCGATTCCATGGTTGTCTCTGCTGTCACTGAAATTATTGACGCTAAGCTTCGCTATCCGTGTACGGCTCTGCTTGCCTTAAAATATGACGCCCAAACCTTTTCTAATATTGCCAAGGTGGCGGTGCGTGTGCGTGGTATGTTAATCCAAGTACCAACCAATTACGACCCCATCGCACGCACCTATGATGGGCTTTGGAATGGCGAATTTAAAATGGCGTACAGTAATAACCCTGCGTGGGTGTTTTATGATATTTGTACCGCCAAACGATACGGATTGGGTGACAGACTGGCGGGTAAAGTTGATAAATGGAGCTTGTACCGCTTAGCCCAATATTGTGATGAGATGGTAGATGACGGCAAAGGGGGCAAAGAACCTCGCTTTACGGTGAATGTCTATCTACAAAAAGCTGATGACGCTTACCGTGTGCTACAAAACCTATCATCAGTATTTAGGGCATTAAGTTTTTGGGATGGACAAAGCATTGTAGTAGATGCCGATACGCCCAAAGAGCCTGTTTATGTGTTTAGTAATGCCAATGTCATTGGCGGTGAATTTAGCTACACAGGCACAAGAGCAAGAGACCGCCATACGATTGTCAAATGTGCTTATGATGACCCTGATAATAATTTTGAAACTGACTATATTTATGTACAAGATGAACACGCCATCGCCAAATACGGTATTAACCAATTAGAACTCAATTTATTTGGTTGCACAAGTAAAGGACAAGCCCAACGAGCAGGGATTTGGGCGTTAAAGTCCGAACAGCTGGAAACTGAAACGGTGAGCTTTAGCACAGGCTTAGATGGCTTTATCCCCAAAGTGGGGGAGATTATCCATGTGCAGGATAACAACCGAGCTGGGCGTATGCAAGCTGGGCGTATTGTAGCAACCGATGGCAACCGCATCACGCTTGACCGTATGGCAGGTAAAGTGGGTGATACTGTTATGGTTGGCGATAATTCTGCCAAAATTGTACAGATTGATGATACGGTTATTACAACGGACACCGCCATTGGCAGTGTTGGTCAAGTCTTTGCCATTTCATCAAGTGATGTTGCCCCAAGGGCGTATCGTGTGATGACGATTAGCCAAAATGATGATGCAAGCTTTTCATTCACTGCACTGCAGTATGAAATCGGCAAATTCACCGCCACCAATAACATTGCCGCCATACCCAAAAAAGAAGTTTCGGTAATTAAGGCTCATGTCTTAACGCCGCCAAATTCTGTTACGCTGACAGAACGCACACGCACCCATCAGGGGCAGGCGATTACCACGCTTGTCATCAGCTGGGAGCAGGTGACAGGGGCTGTGGCTTATGTTGATAAAGACGAGATTGATGGTACCGCAGGCAGGATGACGGTCAATAGAGCGACCCAAGTTCAAGCAGTTACACCTGACAAAATTAGGGAAGTAGGTGAGCAATTTAGATCCCACCCTAAAAACCATATCTGAGAGAAGTCTTAAAAGCTTGCAAGGCGTTCACCCTGATTTGGTCAAAGTGGTTTTGCATGCCATCAAAATTAGCCCTGTGGATTTTTCAGTTATGGAAGGTGTGCGAACCAAAGAACACCAAAGAGAGCTTGTCAAAAAAAGAGCAAGTAAAACCATGAATTCACGCCATCTAACAGGTCATGCTGTGGATATTGTACCAATTATTGGTGGCAAAATCTCATGGAACTTGATGATTTATCCCCTGCCAAAGCAATGGCACAATCTGCGATAG